TACTACTGACGGAAGAATCACAGGCTTCGCTGGTGGCGTCTGGCTTGTCGTGATGTCCGGCTGTCGTGTTCTTTGCTTACTCATTCCACGCTCTCCCATCGGGACGACTCTGACCATTGTTGACAATTGTTCTCTCCTGAGTGTAAGTGCCTGATCGCGGAGGATATCCGCCGTTTTCCGTCAGGTATGTGTGAGCCAGTGCCAGCCCGTACCGAATCATATCGCGTAGGTCGTTCGCCGCGTTCTCATCTTTCTTCACCCAAAGCAGTTTGGCGTTGCCTCTGTTGTCGATCTTATCGCCAAGCGTAGCGTTGCAAAGTTGCTCCAGAAGTTCGAAGTCGTTTTCGGCTCCCTTGCACAGGGAAAGTGATCCCGGTTCGCCCGGCAGAAGTTCGTCCAGCCGGGATTGCAAATCTGTCTCCCAGAAGTCGGTGTTGACCTGCAAAAGTTGCTGACCTTCGTTGTCGCCACGCTCCACTGATCCGAGTTTATACGGTAGACCGCCCATGTCCGTCGAACTGCCTTTAATGGCGAGCATTCCCGGATGAGTGTTGCAGAAGTCGTAGGTCTTTTTTGTATCCCATCCCGAATCCACTGCCCCAGCGTGCGGCATCATCGGGTTGCCGCCGTCCGCGTGCTGTAACGGGTTGCGGATCTGCTGATCCCATATCTCATTGAGCGTCATTGTGAAGCCGTAATCGACCAAATGGGCCTGCTTATCGACTCCGTGAGCAATCAATCCCCACACTCTGAACCCGCCGTCCGCTGCTTGTTGGTCGATTGTGACTGTCACAAGTCGCGTCCATGCTGGCAAAATGCCCCTCGGAATGTCTGTTTTGATGCGGTCGCCTACTCTTTCCGGCGTCGATTTTGTCTTTTTTGCCTCCCATGTTTCGCCCATGTATGAGTTGACCACGTCTTGCAGATCCCGAGGCCGCTTCTGTGCTTGAATCCACACCCGTGCGAAGTTTCCCCAAGTCTCTGTGAGCGCGTACCACGAAGCGAGTGGCCCGAAGCCAAAGCTGTCAGATCCCGCCTTGAGTGCTGCTCCGTGAATCTTGCCGGCAGTGTCAATCGTGCAGCCTTGCGGCACCCAAACGCCACGACGAAGCATGATGGTGCGGTGATGGTTCTCGATGTGGCCCTGGCAGTGCTTGCATTCGTAATACGCCGACAAAAACGCCGTCTCTGCGTCAGAATTGCCGTTCGAATCACGCTCCCAACGGAAGCCACCGGGGGCATTCGCGTCCCCTTTGATCAGCGTTTGAAACTCGCCGCAGTGTGGGCAGGGCACGTATCGACGATGCTGATTTGATTCGCTCATCATCTTCTCGATTCGCGACCGACCTTTGATTGTCGGCGTCGATTCGAAGATGATTTTATGATCGGGGAAGCCCTTGAATCGGTTGATGAACAGCTTGAGCGGATCTGCTTCTTCGCTGCTGTTCGTCGTCCACTTGTCGATCTCAGATGCTTGACCATAGAACGCACCGACATCCGCAAGGCTGGTCTCAGATCCTGACCACCCGATGAAAATCTGGCACGACTCCAGTTTGACGTGCAGTTTGCTGCGGCGGGCTTCCGGCGGCAGTTGATTCTTCACGCCTTCAGTTGATGACAGGATTGGATACAAGCGGGAACCAATTACACGGGCAGCAGCGTCCTTTGTTGGGCCTGCGAACATCATGTTACGGGGATTCGTACCTGCAACTTTTGCCATCAGACTGAGGCAAGTCGTTGTCTTGCCGAGCCGGGAACCCCATTGCATCGAGATTCGGCGGATGCGGGGATTGTCGAACGCTTCGAGAACGGCATCGACGTGCGGAAATGCTGCCAGCGAGAATGGAAGACCGCCCGTCTCCGTGCCTTTGGGCATCGTCACGAAGTGCGGGAGCCACTCGCGGGAGGCGATTCGCTCGCATGGTCGTAGGAACCTGGTGGCGTTCAGCTTGATTATTCTTCTGCCCTTACCTTTCCGATCTCACTCAGTTCCAAACGTCTCGCCGTGCTCAATAATAGATCCCGGCAGTGCCTGTCAGATTCCTCGCGCGTGAAGTTTTTGAGTTCCTGTGGAGCACTTGCGGCCAGCATCTCCGGCAGTTGCTGGATTCCCTCGCGTAGCTCGATCAGTGCTGTTGCCGCCCATAACTCCACTTCCTGCCGATCTAAAATCAACGCCTTCTCGCGGTCCAATTCAATTTGCTTCGTCTCAACTTGAATCTTGCCGAGTTCAAAGTCCTGTCGTCGTTTCGCTGCTGCAAGGTCGCTCTGCATTACCTTGTTCAATCGCCATTGCGTGATCTGTTGTAGTGGATATTTTCCCTCTGTACCTGGCATTGGCGGCGTTTCCATTCGCCACTGCTTGACCGTCTGCAACGCCATCCCGAAGAACTCCGCAACCTCCCCGAGAGTCAAGGCTGTCCACCTGTCGCGTGATGCCTCGCGAGCATCCAGTTCGGCAATCATCCCGTCCCATACTTTGAAGTCCTCAATCGTGACTAGGGACGGTACTATGGCGAGCAATTCTTGCCGCTCGTTGCTGTTCAATGTTTGATTCCGTTACTGGTCCGATGTCATGCGTGTGATGATGCTCAACTTGTGCCGGCAATGGCTGTAGTGATCGATTGTATTCCGCCAAGGCGATTACCACCCGAGCCGCTGCCAGTTGTTCGCGTGCCGGCTTGTCGTCGTTTAGCAACTTGCCGACGATATGCGCAGTCCTCCGGAAAAGTACGTCAGGAATATCAAAGCCACGACGCAGGCTTTGTTCAATTTGCCGCAAATCGCCGCGTATATGTTTCGGATCGCTCAAAAGTTCTGTCATGTTTTCCCCAATGTTTTTGGCCCTTTTGAAATACTTTCAGAAATCTTGCGGAATAGATTGAACAAGGTGTTGATTCTATTCCGATATCGGTATAGAGTTCACCCAGTGGAACTAACGAACACGAACGCAAACAAGGAAACGAACGATGATGATTCAAGTGATTTCAAACAATGTTATTGAAGATACAGCCGGTAACTTGTGCCGCTCAATAGAACTTAGCACAGAAAAAAAAAGTATCTGTATTTTTATTGGAACTGCCTACACCTCAGTCTGTCTACAAAGCAAATCAGCACGAATGGGACACGGTCGCACGTTTTGGGGCGAAAACACTTTATCTCAGGCACTTACTAGCTACAAAGACGGAACAATCAAAGCAATGATTTCAGCAGCTATCGAACTGATCTAGCTTTATTAAAGGGGCTTCGGCCCCCCTTCTCTTTCAATCTTTATTTTCTGGAGTTTATGACGATGAAACTTGCTTCCCTTGCGACTACCGCGACTTTTGAAACACCACGCGGCCTGCTTGTTCTGAAAGTCGGAGTCGGTTCCGCTGGAGTGTACCGTCAGTGGATCGGTCGCAAATGTCGCTCAGCGAAGAAAGACACCGTCAACCTTTCAATTGAATGTAGCGGCCCGAAGGATTGGGTTCTGAAAATGTGGAACGAACGTTACGCGAAATAAGTTCAACCACCCAGTGCGGGGCTTCGGCCCCCTCTCTTTTTATCTCCTTGAAATACTTTTGGAAATCTTTCGGAATAGATTGTACAAGGTGTTGATTCTGTTCCGATAATGGAATAGAGTTCACTCAGTGGAAGTGACGAACGCAAACAACGAACAAGGAAACGAACGATGAAAACCGCAACCGCCAAGAAAATCACCGTAGCAACCGTAAAAAGCTTCATCAAAAAGAACCGAGCCGCTTTGCTCGTTCGAACAAAAACCGCCTTTGATGGAATGCAAGATGGTGTTCGTGAGTGTGACAACCGCGAGTTCACTCCTGCACAGTGCCGGGAATACTACTGCAACGAGACGTTCAAGTATGTTCCAGTGCCATTAGACAACACGCATTCAATGGGAATCATCGGCGTTTGGTTCACTGGCCGCGACAGGTGCAGTGCTTTTGAAACCGAAACACATCGCGGCTTTGAGGTTTACAACTGCTGCGGCAACTGGATGGTCGCCGTCGCAAAATGATTCAATCACCCGTGCGGGGCTTCGGCCCCGCTTCTCTTTCAATCTTTCTTTTCTGGAGTTTATGACAATGCCTGACATGAAATACCCTATCGGTTCATGGGTTCGAACGAGCCACGCCTTTTCTTCACCGCCGCGGCGTTCTCGCGTCGCAGCTTACCGTCTGTCATCTACCGGCCATTGGTTCTATGAACTTCAGGACGGCGGATGGTTTACTGAAAATGAATTGGAGTTGTGCCGATGAAACTTTATACCTGTCTTGAAGCTGCCGCCGTCCTTGGCGTTGATCAAACCCGCGTCCGTGTACTTTGTCGCTCTGGCCGTCTCGGACGCAAGCACGGCAGAGCGTGGCTGATTACTGAGAAGGATCTGAAACGGTATCAGGATGCTGGGCCGATGAAGCCAGGGAAAAAGGTTGAAGCCACTGAGTGATGACAGCACGAGCGACCGTCTCCGTCATGCGAGGCGGGACGCTCATGCCGATCTGCGGCACGCTGGCAAGATCCGCAAGGGACCACGCACAATCAGGCTTTGTCAGGATTGAACTCAAAACTGCACCTCGGACATTTTGCACCCATACTGAACCCGTCAACGTCAACTTCTGATGAACTGCTTTCCGGTGGATCTGCGGACGTTTCAGAGTCCGCCTGAATGCCGAGCAATGTTTCCAGTTCCTTTGCATCGAACCCCAGCAACGCCATATCGAAATCATCCGCGTGCAAGTCACTCAGTTCATTCGCCAGCAGTGCGGAATCCCAGCCTGATGAAAGAGCAATCCGGTTGTCTGCGATGACGTAGGCTCGTCGCTGTGCGTCCGTGAGATGCGTCAAGCGAAGGCATGGAACCGATTCCAATTTCATCCTGCCGGCTGCGAGAACTCTGCCGTGGCCTGCGATAATGGTGTTCTCGGCGTCGATCAGGACTGGATTGCAAAAGCCAAACTCCCGGATGCTGGCTGCGATCTGCCCGATCTGTTCGTCTGAATGCGTGCGGCTGTTTCTGGCGTACGGAATTAGATCTGCTGTTGGAACGTGTTCAATGGCCACCCCTGACCCCTGGGTGAGTGTTTCAGAACTCATCGGTAGTATCACGCCTCAAAAAATCCTTAAAGACAAATAACGCTGCCAGGCTCCC